ATTCATTTCTTTTCGGTCTTTGCCCGGCGTGCTGCGCGGTTTGGACTGTATTTCTGCACAAACTGCTGCGTTTCGGCTTCAAGCTCGGCGCGCTGCTCCTGTACCGCGTCGCAAAGCTGAAAAATGGCCCGCATCGCGTCCCGCAGGTTGCACTTTTCACCGAAAATCTTGCGGTCGGTGCCGTCGCCAAAAATAGTATTGAAGCACTCAAAAACTGCATGGCAGGCGTCACGAATATTTCCGGCGGTGCTCTGCCCACTAGGACCGGTGAGTGCATCTTTTGCCTTTTCGATTGCAGACAGTACCCGCTCGTTTTCGTCTGCATCGTAAATATCAAGTTCCAGTTCGTTGCCCTGAATTGTAATTTTACTCATTTGTAAGTACCTCCAAAATAAAATTGGCCGGTTCTGCGTTCATGTGCGCAAAATCAGCATAAGAAAAGCCCCCGGCAAAAACCGAGAGCTTTCAGTTATTCAGCTGCTTTGCTTGTTACGGTTGTAATTCCAGCAGCCACGGCTTTATTTGTACTGTCTGTTTCAACCACCAAAATTTTGTTTCCGGTTACCGCAGTAAGGCCAGCAATGCCGTCCCATGCTGTCAAAGCAGAACAGTCTGCGCCATAAGCAGGCAGTGCCACAGAGGCCGCCGTCTGGTATCGATAGCTATTTCCGGATGCTTTGGTAGGGGACACTGTGATTTTCGTATCGCCGATGTTTGTTCCGGCGGTGGAAGTAACAGCCAGTGAACCAATTGTATGAGCAACATCATCTTTCGCAGTAAACTGCAGCGTTTCGGTGTTGAACTCACCAATGACAACGTCGCCCTGGCTGTTCATGTTGGCTTCCACGGATGCAATTTCGCCGCCTTTGCCGGACAGCTTGTCAACCGCAAATTCCACTACAAACTTACGTGCATAATAGGTATTCGGCTTGTCTGCAATCGGCCTATACAGGCTGACACGGTAATAATCTGCCGTAATGCCCAGAAGCTCTTCCTCACCAATCTTTGTGATAAAATCTGTTACAGCATTGTCTTTGTAGCGGTCACCTTTGAGGGAAAATTCCGGCTCATAGCCGGTTGTGATGCTGCTGGTGGACTTGTCAGCAGTGTAGTGCTTGCTGACAGTTTTCGCCTTCGGGGATTCGTCGATTTCCTCGAAAACGTTCATAAGGTGCACATCCGACTTTGCAGCATCCTGCGAAATGTCCAAATAGTCCGCAATCAGATTACGAAAAATCGGTGTGCCTTTTGGCTCTATCTTCATTTGCTTACCTCCTGTAAATATTGCAGCCTGCACTGAATCTGGTACCGCCCTGCGGCTGCACTGGTGGTGAACAGGTATCCAGTGGACTGTGCTTGTATAATTTGTGCGGTTTTGCCCGCGGGCAGTTGTGGCAGCAGACCTGTTTTTGTATTTTGTTCCATCCATTCAGAAAGCTTTTCGTAAAACCCGGAGTTCGCAATGTTCTGCAGCACGTCCGAACCGTAATCATTCACAGAACGAATGACAAACAAATACTGCCGCAGACTGCCGCCGTCGGTGTACTCTTTAATGATTTCTGTTGCAGGCGTGGTGTCAATGGAATATTCAATGCCCGCTTCCGGTAAATAGTCCACATTGATTTTGTTATCGTCCATGAGCGGACAGGTGATGAAATAATCTCGCAAGGATTGAATGATGGTGTCAGCCATTGCCGCCTCCTAACTTTTTGGCACCGCGCAAAATTTCGTCGCGGTGGTCGGCTTTCATGCGCTCAAACCAGCGCCCGCCGCGCTGCGCATCATAGCTGCGGCTGTCAGCAGTGTTGTAATACTGTGCCGCCGCATAGGGTGCAATCCAGTTGACTTCTCCGCTGCCAATTTGCGTGCCAAGGATGCCAGACTTGTCCAACATACCGGTGCGGAATGGTACATAAGGGGAAGAAAGCCGCAAAACTTCGCTGTCCACAAACTGTTGCGCACGGTTAAAGCGCCCGACCCAGTTTGCGCCAAAGGAGGGGTTCCAGCGCAATGCGCAGGATGTGGTATTGACTTTTACATTGCAGTCACGCGGCGCGTCAATGTGGATTTTGCTCATTTTCCCTCAATCCTCCAGTGTCTGCCACAGATGCCGCGGCGATTATCGCGCACGGCAGTTATTGTGTAATGTTCATATGTACCTAATTCTTTCGGCTGTGTAATGTCAGTGCCAAGTAACCCATGCACAATGATGTCACCCACGGCGGCGGGGACAGTTTCAGAAATCGTGACAGAAATGCGTATCGTTAGCGTATCGGCAGCCATTAAGCCATTTTCACCGACTGTGGCCGCCTGTTTGGCATACCAGTTGACACCGCGGTACTGGGTGCGCTCCCAGCGGTCAAGACGCGTTATGGGGTCATATGTCTTATGGTAGATAGTGCAGTCAGCGTTTGTGAGCATATTCACACCCCCGCATAGCGTAACGGTTCATCCGCTGGCAGCCACAAGCCTGCCGTGTCCAACAGCGCAGCATTGCGCGCTTGCTGTGCTTCGGCTGCGGTTTTAAATGACACAGAATAGCCGTCTGTATTTTCGGACGCAATACCTGCCACTCGTGCCGCCTGCGCTTGCGCGGCGGTTTGGGTATCGAGCAACTGTAATTTTTCGGCTACCGCGCAAACGGCACTTTGCACATCCGTAGTGACCTCCCAGCCGTTTCGCAGGCGGCCGAAGGTAATACGGTCGATAAACGCGACTGCCTCGCGCTCCCGACGCGGCCAATCGGCGGCAGAGATGAGAGCGCCGTGGTAGGCGCCCTGATAGTAGTCATAATCGGCATACAAGCAAATCACTTTCCCTTCGGTTTATCTTCAAGTACAGGCGGGGAGGGCTGTTCTAGTGCTGCTTCTGGCACTGCAGGCGGTTCCAGTTCAGCGGGGACATAGCCTTTTTCTTTGTAATATGAAAATTCAGCTTCATCAATATTGCGGTAAATACCGCCGTTTTTAATTTGCATAGATTGTCACCTCATGTGGTCGGCTGTGCGTGCAGATAAATGCCCTTTGCCTTGTTGTCCAGCACAAATGCATCGTGATATTCGCGGTACTGGAACAGCCAGGAATCATTTTTCTGGTTGGTGTCCGGGTCAAAAATCTTCGGCAGCGCGAACTTGACCACCTGCGTAATGGCTTTCGGGTCAATCAGTATGAAATTAATACCAGTTGCGCCAGTGCCCTTATCGAAGCCGAACTTGTCCGCGCCGGTGTTCAAGGTGATCGCGGTGTAGAAGCGGGTTGGGGGGACATAGGCAATCGGCAGACCGTTGTAGCTCTGCAGCTGGTTATTTACCGCATTGTCGCTGCCGTACTGGCGGTTCAACGCCTGCGCAAGTACCGGCTTCAGGTCGCTGTTAATGTACAGGCAGCGTCCCTCAGCGGTCACTTCAGCACTGTCCAGTGCTTTTACAGCATCATCAATAGCGGGGATAATGGTATCTTTTGTGAGCGCGGCGGCAGCTGCTTTCTGAATACCCGTGGCACTGGCATATTTGGCAAACCGGTAGGCATCCAGCTCCGGCACAACATGAACGCGCATAAAATCACCGGTTGCGGCGCCAAACGCCATGCCCAGCGTTTCTTCGTTGTCCATACGGTCAATATTAATTTCCGTGCCGCGTTCCTCGCTGAGGTGCAGTGTTTCCCATGCAACCGAGGTGTTGCCATGCGGGTACCCGTTCTGACGGCTGTAATCGCCGAGTCCGGATGTTTCCACTTTCATGATTTTTACTTCGTTGGTGCCGGTAAAGTCCGGTTTTGTGGCTGCGTCCATACCGTTAGTAATGGATGCAGCTTTGTAGATGCCGTCAATAACTGGCACAAATTTTTTTGCGTATTCAATAGAGTTTGGCATTATTCTTTACCTCCTGTAGTGTCCGGGGCGGAAATGCCCGCGGCTTTGTAGGCTGCCGCAGCGAAAGTGTCCAGCTGCGTGTCCGGGGACTCATGGTGTTCCCCAGCACTGCTGATGTGCCCGGCAGTCTGGTTGTCTGCGGCAGGCTTTTCTTCTTCAAAAAGAAAAGCCTTGCCTTTCTTCAAGTTCTGTACCTGCTCGTCAAGGCCAAGAACCTTGTCGCCATCAATCGTGACAGCGTCCATATTGACAAAGGGCAGCACGGCTTTTACGTCGCGCGCTTTTGCCCCCATAAGGGCGAGATTGATAGCACTGGACTTCTTTAAAGCACCGATGTCAGTGTCGTATTTGGTTTGTGCATCCTTGACATCCTGCTTCAGCTTTTCAACATCCACACCATCAAAAGCCTTCACCCTGTCCTGCAGGTCTGCAATGGTGTCGTTGGCGGTTTTTA